CTATATCCGACACCCAGATTACAAAATTAAATTTGTTGTGTTTACCAGAAGGAATTCTACAGGCTATTATTTTTCTTATTACAATGGGTTTGATATTATTAATAGAATAAGTGAGAATTTTGGGTCAAAAGTGGTAATGGTTTTAATGGAGAAAATTTCAGAGCCAGAAATAAAAGAACTTTATTATTATGATTTTCAAAAACTTGAAAACACCCAAAGGGAACATTACCAAATTTTTAAAGAATTATGTGATGAGTTGTCTGAATTAAATAAAGACAATTATGAGGAAAAACTTAAGTCCATCTACATGAAAAGACACAATATGATGCAATGCTATATATGTTATCTTTTAGGACTTGACCCCGTCTTGGATACAGATTTGAATTTGTTAGATTTTGGGATAGAATCAAAACAGACACCTGACTTTTTTTATAAAGACGGGAATTTTGTACTAGTTGGAGACATAACTGTGAAAAGTGACAGCATAGAAGGTTTGATTGAAAAAGAAGAAAAATACAGAGAACTAGTATATAAAATTATTGACGCAGGTTTTATACCAAAAACGATGTTCCTTAGTTTTGATCATGAATTTAGAAACATGTCTGTTGTTTTAGAGAATATACATGTTAACAAAATACATGAAAGAGATTATGACTTTGAGACATTAATTCTTGACTTTGTGGATTCTTTCAGTGATGCAAGATTAAGGAATATATCAGATCATGTATCTTTTTTAAAAAAATTCCAAACAAGAGGTGAGATTGTGAATTCAGAAAAAATAGATATGTTAAAAGAGTTGCCAGATTATGGGTTGTCAACAAAAATGGATTTTTTAAAAAATGAAAACACTAGTTTACAACAGTTTGAATACCTCAAAAATATTCTTGATTCGAAAGAAACATTTAATGTCCTAGATGATAAAATTTTTGATTCCAGTATGTGTTCGGAATACCTAGAAAAGTTGAACTCTAAAAATCTAGATTATAATTTTGACTGGAAACCAACAAATTACATAGCAATTCCCCCGGATGATGTATTTGATAGGATTAGAGGCCCTAATTCTGAACAAGATATGATTGTCCAATTCATAACTATTCTAAAGAACGCAGTCAAAGACAGTTTTTCAAATCGATTGTTTGAAATTTTTGATGATT